AATAACTGTGTATTAATTGTTGATGAGATCCAAAACTTAACCTATCACGAGTTAGACAGCATTATAACTCGGGCAGGAGATGATACAAGACTAGTATTTTCAGGAGATTTTAGACAATCAGATTTGATTAGAGAGCAAGACCGGGCGGGACTATTAGAGTTTATTAAGGTGTTAAATATCATGCCTTCTGTATCCTCAATCGAGTTTGGCGTAGAAGATGTAGTAAGATCTGGCTTAGTTAAAGAATATTTATTAGCCAAACATAAACTTTTTACTTGACATTATAAATTAACTATGCTATACTATTAATCATAATACCTACTGTGCTTAGTTTGTCCTCTTCCTGCGGGGGTTGCATGAACTAAGTTTTACCTTTTCTGGTTCAGTGATTGCAGCGAAATTATACATACTTTAAGGGAGTTTTCAATAGCAGTAGGTAACTCCCTTATTTTTTTTTTAAGTTTATACGGAAATAGCCAATGCCAAAGAAAGATTCAAAAGAAGCTAAATTCCGAAATCCAACGGGAAATAAGGAAAAGTTACCTTCTTCTTTTTATGTGGGAGAGGTTAGAGGGGGAGGAAGTTCCTCTAAAAACAAATATGGTACTTCTGGAGGTCTTGGAGGTACTGCTACAGTCGGCTATCGTCCGACTGATAAGTTGGATTTTTCCGCCACTGCCAGCGGAAATTTTTCATTCTTTTTACCCAATGAAAAGTTAAAAGAGTTTGGTATATCCAGCAGCAAAGAAGGTAATATAAATCTCAATAAATTAAAAGCAATATATAACATTTCTAAAGATACTAATATTAGTGCTAGTTATAATCCAAAAGAAAATGGTTTTATGGTTAGATTTAATTCAAAGTTTTAAGGGAACAATCTATAATGGCTATTACATATCGTGGTGAGAAGTTTTCGGGATATAATAAACCTAAGCGTACCCCTAGTCATAAAACTAAGAGCCATGCTGTGTTAGCTAAGGAAGGCGAGAAGGTTAAACTAGTAAGGTTCGGTCAGCAAGGAGTTAAAGGTGCTGGCAAGAACCCGACATCAGCAAAAGATAAAGCGCGTAAACGTAGCTATTATGCTAGACATAATGCACAAGGAAAACCAACCAGTAAGCTATCAGCTAAATACTGGAGTCATAAAGTTAAATGGAATGAAGGTGGACCTGTACTATGACCGAAGAAAAACAACCTTTCAAGTGTGACTCGTGCCAAGAGTGCGGGTGTAATACTGATGTTTGTAAATGCGAATGCCATAAACAAGACGATAAAGATCAACTAGATTTCTGGAAGGACAGACAGTGAAAAAGTATATGAACCCAGTTAAGTCTAAGAAAATGAACTTAGGCGGCAGTATTATGAATCCCTATAGAATGGCTAAGGGTGGTCCCGTATTTAAGACTTGCCCTGGCTGCCCAACACCGGCTAAGTGTAAAGCCGCTGGTAAGTGTTTAAAGAAAGCTAAGAAGTAACAGACGGGAAGGTGACTGTTCTGGTGGGGATAACGACGGGGAAAAACCGCGTTATAGGAGTCGCATGGTAACTAAGACTAAATCAACAGTAAATAAAGCAGGTAACTACACCAAACCGGCTATGCGTAAAAGGCTTTTTGAAAAGATCAAAGCTGGTACTAAAGGCGGTAAAGCAGGGCAGTGGTCAGCCCGTAAAGCACAGTTATTAGCCAGCGAGTATAAGAAAGCAGGGGGTGGGTACAAGTAAATGCCGTATTCTAAGTATTCTCCTAAACAAAAGAAGTTAGCGGCTGTAGCCCCTCCCCGTAAAAAGATTACACAAGCAGATTTAAGGAAAGTCCGTGGCTCTAAAAAAACCTCAACAAAGTCTTAAAGCGTGGACTAAACAGAAATGGCGTACAAAGTCAGGTAAGCCTTCCGGTAAAACCGGAGAAAGGTATCTTCCTGAAAAAGCAATTAAGTCATTATCATCTGCCGAGTATGCTTCTACAACAAGAGCTAAACGAGCAGGAACAAAAGCGGGGAAGCAATTCGTAAAGCAACCCAAGGCAATCGCAAAGAAAACTAAACAATATAGAAAGGTCTAAATTATGCCCAGTAAAGATGTGACAAAATTAGAAAAAAAACTTGAGCAGTTAGAATCTATGCTTGAATCCGGCGTTCGTTCTAAGAGTGCTATGGGTACAGTTAAGTTAGATAAGCTGGATAAACAAAACCTTCGAAGAGAAATTAAAGATATTAAAGCTGAATTAAATAAAGAGTATAACCGGACTGGCAAAAAAGGCAATACACTAGGTCTTTCTTTAAATGGAGAAATTGGTGAGCCGGGTACGACTATGCCTCCAGCGGGTAAAAAGACAAGCTCCTCTTCAGCCGGTAAAAAGGACAGACCAAAGTTAGTAGAACGCAAAGGCCCATCTTACTCCGACGACATGACTCCACCCAAACGGTTTAGTGAAGCAAGTGGACGCAAATTTATACGAGATATCTTAGGTGATGACACTAAAGTAGAATACGAAGATATGTCTGAAGCAGGTCCAGACGGTGCTCGTAAAGGCGGCATGAGGAAGAAAGCTGCTCCTAAATCTAAATACGGCATGAAAGCAGGTGGCTTTACTAAGCGTGGTGGCATGTATAAGAAGGGAATGTCATAATGGCTAGCACAAGTAAAAGTATGGGTGATCCCAATTTTCCGTTAAGCGAAGCAGAAAGAGAGGCAGGTGCTCGTCGTGTTACGGGCGGTGACGTTATTTACGCTTTACCAGTAAGTGCGCTAGGACCAGTAGCTAAACTTATTTCTACGGCAGGTACGACAGAAGCTGTAAAAAAGTTTGGACAAAATCTTGTACGTCTAGCAGAAAAACATGCACGACCTGTTCGTACACAACAGAACATGAGAGCAGGAGATAGAAAAACTCCAGAAGAAAAAGTTGTTGTTTTTAAGAATAAACCTGGACAGAATAGAACTAAAGGTGGTCTAGAAAATATGTCTAAAAAACTAGTTTCTAGAGAAGAGGGTAAAAGACTTTTAGCACAAGATAATGCTAGAAAACTATCACTGTCAACTGCTGTTAGTATGTCTAAAGATAAAGTTAAAACTTCTGAAGATTCTCGTACTGCAAGGTTGAAGCCTCTACCAGATGCTAAAGAAGTAAAACAACGCCCAGAACCCAAACAAGTACCGCCCCAGTTAAAAAAACGCAAAGGCCCATCTTATTCTGATGACATGACCCAAGATGATTATGGTCTAAGGGAAAAGGTGCGTATTCGTGATAAGGAAAAAGAAGAGAATATCGGTGAAGCTGCCGCTGAACAAAACCTAAAGAAGGGTGGGGCCGTTACTCGTAAAGCAAAACCATCTAAGTATGGGATGAAAGCCGGTGGCTTTACTAAGCGCGGCGGTATGTATAAGAAGGGAATGTCGTGAGCAAATTAACTGAACAACAAGAAGCATTTTTAAATGCATTGTTCGGTGAAGCTGCGGGCAATTTCCGTGCAGCTATGGACATGGCGGGGTATTCTAAACACGAGTACCCTGCTCGTCTCATCCGTAATCTTAAAGATGAGATTATAGATCGTGCTGAACATATGCTTGCAGCTAATGCTCCTAAAGCAGTTCTATCCATGACAGGTGTGCTAGATGATCCCAGTGCTCTAGGTACGCGGGAAAAACTAGCAGCATCGAAAGAGATCCTGGATCGGGTTGGTCTAGTTAAAACTGAGAAGGTTGAAGTAAAAGCGGACAAGTCTGCTGTATTGATTTTACCTCCTTTAAAGTATGACGACGAGGACGATGCCTCAGAATAAAGCCAGACATTTAGATCGTAAACCGATTCCAGCAAGAGGTAGATTACCTTATGGCTATGACATTGTTGGAAAAGAGTACATACCTCATAATCCTACTATGGATAAATTGGAGGTTGCGGTCGAACAAATTAGAGAAGGCAATCAACCTATCCGCAAGGTTGCAGCATGGCTTGAGAATGAAACAGGTAGAAAATTATCGGCAACCAGACTTCATAAGATCGCATGGTCACCCGAAGAACTTGAGACACGTAGAAAAAAGCGGAGACGCGGTCTTACTGCTGAACAAAGACGATTACAAGATCTTAAAGATCAAGAAAGACAAAGCAGAATCAAACACGGAATCGCAGAGCGAAAGCTACAGCGAGCCGTCAAAAAGACAAAACCACATGCTGTCGATACTGGTGTAGACTTTTCAGACCAAGTAGTTCAAGATAGAGAGATTGCTTTTCAGGCTAATCCTGGCCCACAAACTGATTTTCTATCCGCGACAGAACGTGAAGTTTTTTATGGAGGTGCAAGAGGCGGGGGTAAAACTTATTCCCTCTTAGTGGCACCGTTACGGTTTATCCATAACCCAGTGCATCGTGCGCTACTAATTCGTAGGTCGATGCCTGAATTAAGAGATGTTATTTTCCAAACTCAACAGATTTATAAGAAGATCGAACCAAAAGCAAAGTTTAAGAGCCAAGAAAATACATGGTACTTTCCAAGTGGAGCACGAGTTGAATTCGGCTATTGTGAAAACCTTCAAGACGTTTTACGTTACCAAGGTCAGTCCTATTCCTGGATTGGTGTGGACGAGTTGCCGCAATATGCTAGCCCGGATGTATGGCATTTTCTTCGTTCGTCCTTACGAACTACTGACCCAAGTCTTCCTTTGCATATGCGTGCGACTGGTAACCCAGGAAATATCGGTTCTGCGTGGGTTAAAAAGATGTTCATCGATCCGGCTAAGGCTGGCACGAAAATTACAGAGAAAGTTGAATATGAGGTTGAGGGAAAGACCCTAACTTCTGAGATCACTCGTAAATTTATTGCGGCTTCTGTTTGGGATAATCCATACTTAACACAAGACTCTAGTTATATTTCTATGCTGGCTTCTTTGCCAGAGGTAAAAAGAAAACAATTTTTATATGGTGATTGGGATGCAGTTGACGACGGAGCGTTTCCAGACTTTGACAAAGAGACGCATGTGGTACCATCTTTTGAGATTCCTCACGGGTGGACGAAAATCAGATCAGCGGACTTTGGTTACGCGGCACATTCAGGTGTCCTTTGGGGCGCAGTAGACTTTGACGGGTGCCTGTGGATTTACAGGGAGTTATATGTTAACCGTTTAACTGCTGATAAACTCGGGGAACTTATCCGAGAAACAGAAGCAAGTGACGGTAGGATTCAAGATGCGTTATTAGATAGCTCGTGTTGGGCTAAACGTGGTGATACAGGACCATCTATTGCCGAGGCTCTTAATGCAACCGGGTGTAGGTTTAGACCTTCAGACAGATCTCCAGGTTCTCGTGTCGCGGGAAAGATTGAGTTGCACAAAAGATTAGCGGTGGATGAAGACACAGGTGAGCCAGGGATTAGAATCCTAGATAACTGTAGAAATTTAATAAGTCAACTAGCAGCAATTCCTATTGATCCTCGTAATCCAGAAGATGTAGATACTAAATCAGAAGATCACTTATACGACGCTCTGCGATATATGATACAATCTCGACCTTCTAATGTTAGAGTTGCATATGAAAATACACCTAAAAAACGCTGGAAACCTAGCGACAACGTATTTGGATATTAAAACATGGTAGATAAAACTGATATTGTTGTGTTAGATGACGAAGCCGGACCAGACGATTCTTCTTACTATAGTCTTGTAAGTTATATCGAATCACGGTATAATCGCGCCCAAGATCGTCGCTACACAGACGAAGATCGGTGGCTACGAGCATACCGAAACTACCGAGGTTTATACGGTCCTGATGTTCAATTCACCGAGGCGGAAAAGTCTCGTGTATTTATTAAGGTTACCAAGACTAAAGTTTTAGCTGCATACGGCCAGCTTATTGATGTTCTTCTAAGTCAAAACCGATTCCCTTTAAGCATTGAACCGACTACTCTACCCGAAGGTGTCGTAGATACTGCCCACGTAGATCCGAAGCAAGCTGAAGCTGAGGATTTGGTAGAGAAACAAATTGAAAGTATTTATGGGTATCCCGGTGACGGTCGAGATCTTCAGCCCGGTGATACCTCAAATTCTTTACAAGAACGCTTAGGTCCGTTGAAAGAAGATCTAAAAGAACTAGAAGGTTTAAAAGAAGGCCCTGGCGTTACTCCTTCTGCCGTAACTTTCCATCCTGCTCAAGAAGCTGCTAAAAAGATGGAAAAGAAAATTAAAGACCAGTTAGAGGAGTCTTCTGCTACTAAGCATCTTCGTCATACTTGCTTTGAATCAGTTCTGTTTGGAACCGGTATTATGAAAGGCCCGTTTGCTTACGATAAAGAATATGCAAACTGGACAGATA